CAAAGCCGAGTCTTTAATGAAAGTTTGCCCTAGTCGATTTACAGATACACTGGTTGCCAATGCCTACGCCAATAACCCAGAAAAGATTGCTAACAAAGTTTATGGTGGGCGCATGGGTAACGGTACGGAAGAAACAGGCGATGGTTGGAAATATCACGGTAGAGGGTTAATTCAGTTGACTGGGCGTGAAAACTATGAGCGATGTGGAAGTGCAATTGGCGTTGACCTTATTGGGCAACCTAATCTTTTGGTTGAGCCTACTTATGCCGCTATGTCTGCGGGGTGGTTCTGGAACAAAAAAGGATTAAATGAGTTAGCCGACCAACAAGAACACGGGCAAATTACTAAGCGAATCAATGGCGGAACTCTAGGGCTAGATGATAGAATTGCTAAAACAACCAAAGCAGCGCAAGCATTAGGGTAAACCATGCCATTACAGAAAATACAATTTCGTCCCGGTTTAAACCGTGAAGGTACTGATTACTCAAACGAGGGTGGTTGGTATGACGGGGATAAAATTCGTTTTCGTTCTGGGTTCCCTGAAAAACTTGGCGGTTGGATTCGATTTGCGAGCACTACGTTTTTAGGCGTTTGCCGTTCTTTGTGGAACTGGGTTGACTTGTCTAGTAACAACTATATGGGTGTTGGCACAAGTGTTAAATACTATATTGCCAAAGGCGGCACGTATAATGATGTTACCCCATTACTTTTAAACAGTAGTAGCAGCACAACAACTACTTTAGGTGCTAGCCCATTAGCTACACAGAGCGGCTCTTCAACCGTAACCGTAACAGACACAGTTAGCGGAATTTCTCCAAACATTGGGGATTATGTAATTTTAACTAGCACCGCATCTGTTGGCGGTTTAAATATTTCCGGTGAGTACGTAATCACTAAAGTTATCAGTACTATACAGTTTCAAATTACTGCTAATAGCAACGCTTCTTCTAATGCTACGGGCGGCGGCACAGTAACACTTCAGTATGAGTATCCAATAGGCAACGATGTATATACCACTAGTAACGGCTGGGGTGCAGGTGCATGGTCGCCAACAATTACCGTTGCATTAGGTTTAAACCCTTTTACTGTTTCTGGTGGAAGCACTACTGTTACAGTAACGCAAACTGCACATGGGTATTTAACTACTGCTGGCGCTTTTACTGTTGGTCAGCAATATAAAATTGTTTCTGTAGGTTCTACTAGTTTTACTTCTATTGGCGCTTCTTCTAATACTGTTGGCACAATCTTTACTGCTACTGGTGTTGGTTCTGGCTCTGGTACGGCTTCTATTGTTTGGGTGTCTTTTGCTGGCGCTATAGATATAGCAGCTGTTCCAACTGTTTATGGATTCTCCGGAACTACTGGGTTTCGTACAGGAACTTATGGTTTTGCGGGTCATAGTACTGCAACCCCTGTACCAGCTACATTACTAAATAGTACCTTTGAGATTACTTATGTAGATGCTAATACTTATACAATTACTATTGCCGCAGCCGCTCCTTATGGTGGTATTGGTGGCGGTTCTAATGTTATTGTTTATCCTCAATACGGCATACGTCCTTGGGGTTCTGCTGCTACTGTGGGTATTGGCTCGCAATTACGCTTATGGTCTAACGACAACTACGGTCAAAACTTATTAATTGCCCCTCGTGGTGGCCCTATATATTATTGGCTAGCCTCTTCTGGAGTAACTACAAGGGCGCAACTTTTATCTACTTTAGCGTCTTCAGCATATGTTCCAACGGCAACTTACCAAGTGGTTTCTTCGGCTATTCAGCGGTTTGTTATTGCTATGGGGGCTAATTCATATACTTCTGGGACTCCAAACACTACCTTTAATCCAATGTTGGTGCGCTGGTCAGATCAAAATAATGAGTACCAATGGGTTCCGGATGTTACAAACCAATCAGGTGAGTTTGCATTAACTAACGGCTCTTATATTATGGGCGCTCGTGCAACACGCCAAGAGATTCCAGTATGGACTGACTCTTGCTTATATTCTATGCAGTATTTAGGCGCTCCGTATGTTTGGGGCTTCCAAGTGTTGATGGACAACATTTCTATTATTTCACCTAACTCTATGGTTACTGTTAATAACGTAACTTACTGGATGGGTACAGAGAAGTTCTACCAATATTCTGGTAGGGTTGAGACATTGCCATGCTCATTACGTCAATACATTTTTGATGATATTAACCAGAATCAAGCCTATCAGGTGTTTGCAGGCTCTAATGAAGGGTATAACGAAGTCTGGTGGTATTACGTCAGTAACTCAAGTCAAGGCACAGCTGTAGACAAATACATCATTTATAACTACTTAGACCGTGTTTGGTATTATGGTACGTTATCACGTACGGCTTGGTTGCAGACTGGAATCCAACAATACCCAGTAGCAGCAAGCTACACCCCAAGCGCAACATTTACTGGTTCTATTTCTGGCACTACGCTAACCGTTACCAATATTACTTCTGGCACTATTACTTTAGATACTACTATTCTTGGGTCTGGGGTTGCTTCAGGTACTCAAATTACAAATTACATAACTGGTACAGGTGGTACTGGCACATATGAGCTAAACGTAAACCAAACTGTATCTTCTACTGCTATGTCTATTACTGGCGGCACAGGGCAGTTGTTGTACCACGAGAATGGTGTGGATGATGTTTCGGGCTTGACTGCTAGGGCTATTGATTCTTATGTTCAATCTTCTGACTTTGATATTGGTGATGGACACAATTTTGGATTTGTATGGCGTATTCTCCCTGACGTTAACTTTAACGGTTCTACTATTAATCAGCCGTCTGTAACAATGACAATTAAACCACGTCAGAACTCTGGTACTCCATACGGTGTTGCAGATAATCCCACAGTACAAAGTAATGATAACTATTCTATTAGAGGCACTTACAACATTCAGCAATTTACTGGTCAAGTTTACACAAGACTTCGTGGTCGTCAGATGGCGTTTAGAATTGAGTCCAATACGCTTGGAGTTGCTTGGCAGCTAGGTAGCCCCCGCATGGATATTAGACCGGATGGCAGAAGATAAATAACAATGACGTATAACGCTCGAATTCGTCCTTCAAAAGCTCCCAACCTACCTATTGGTCCGGTTGAGTATTCACAGGCGTATCAAGACCAGATGTTAAATGCACTGCGTCTTTACTTTAACCAAATAGATAATTTTACCCAAAATGCCGCTACTCCCGCATACGGAACTACGGCGCAAAGACCTGTAACTTCCGCTGGGGTACCTTTAAATATCGGGCAAATTTATTACGATACAACCCTTGGAATCCCTATTTGGTGGAACGGCACAGTTTGGAAAAATGCTAGCGGTGCGACGGTTTAGCATGGTAAAATTAGCAAAAAGTAAAGGATAGATTATGTCTGGTGGACTTGGTGGTGGTCAAGGGGGTATGCTTAGTGATCCCCTAACTCTAGCTCTAGTAGCTGGTACAGCTATTGCTGCGCCTTACGCAGCCCCTTTATTGTTTGGTGAAGGCGCAGCTTTAGGCGGATTAGGTTTAGCTGGAGATGGCCTGTTGGCTACCGGTTTAACGGGTGCGGGCATAGGAGCTTTAGGCGGTGCTGTAACAGGTCGGGATCCTATGCAAATGGGTCTTATGGGTGGTTTAGGCGGCGCTGCCGCAGGTGCTATGGGCGTTGGAGCTGGATCCGGCGGACCTCAACTTGTTGATGCTGTATCTGGACCGATTAGTGGGGTTGGAGCTTCTGGTGTTGGCCCAACTGTTGCTGGAGCCGGTACTTCCCTTATTCCCGGCATTTCAAATACCGCTCTTGGTATAGGTGCTGGTGGTTTAGGTTTAATGGCTTTAATGAATAAAGACGCAAAAAACTATGGCACGCCAACAAACGCTAACTGGACTGGCGGTTCTTTAGCTAATTTCCGCTATGATCCACAACACTACAACCCAGATACAGTAACACCCCCAAATCCACGCTATCAAGCGCAGTATCAAGACCGTAGAAACCCAGCCAATATAGGAACACCTATGACCCCTTACCAGCCTATTATGGCTGCTAGCGGGGGTTTAATGCAAGATAAAGACTTTGCTGCTGGCGGTATGTATCCCGGCAGTCAGATTGATCACACTCAATATTCGTCATCCCCACAAACCCCGATGAGTATGCAAGCTACAATCGCTGGGTATGATCCTGAAACTAATCCTCTAACAGGCGAACCTACTGTCCATATGGCTAGCGGAGGCGATGTTGGTAAATTTAATGCTCCTTTAACTGATCCAGCCGGATACAAATTACAACCTAGCATGATGTACACGCAATTGCCGCAAGATTCAAGTGGTTTATTACCGCAAGACATATTAAGTATGATGCAGGCTAATGGGTTTGCGGGTGGTAATGGTGGTTTTGACCCGTTTGGTTCTACTCCTTTTTCTCATGGCGTTTCTGGCGGATCAACTCAAAGATATGCGGCAGGTGGTATAGCTTCTTTAGGTTCTTACTCTGATGGCGGTCAAATGCTTAAAGGTCCGGGCGATGGTATGAGTGATTCTATTCCAGCTAAAATTGGTAGAGCACAACCCGCACGTCTTGCGGATAATGAATTTGTTGTACCGGCAGATGTGGTAAGTCATTTAGGTAACGGTTCTAGTGATGCGGGAGCTAAAAAATTGTACGCCATGATGAACAATGTGCGTAAAGCTCGTACAGGCAAAAAGAAACAAGCTCCACAAATTAACGCAGCTAAATACCTGCCCGCATGAAACTGGAAATTCGCCATGTCCCTTTACAATACGTTAACCAAGCTTGGCCTTTGGTTGAGAAATATATTAGCGAAGCGCAGCAGTATTGTGGAGATGATTACACGTTGGAACAAGTTAAAGTCTACGTGTCATCAGGGCAGTGGCTTTTGGTTGTAGCAGTAAATAATGAGGGCGCAATACACGGAGCAGCAACAGTAACATTTTCAAATTACCCAAACGATAGGGTCGCTTTTGTAACATTTATTGGCGGCAAGTTAATATCAAATAAAGATACATTTGGGCAATTTAAAGATTTACTTAAGGCTAATGGAGCCACTAAAATACAGGGCGCAGCTAGAGAATCAATAGCCCGTTTGTGGAGTCGTTATGGGTTTGAAGAACGGTATAGAATTGTAGAGACTAAAATATGAGATACACACTAGATTCAATGTTGCCTGAACAGGCTTTTAAACCACGCTTAGGTCGCGGTTTTAGTGCTGGCGGTATGACTCTTGAAGGCGGTGGCGGTTCTCCTCCCCCTCCTCCTCCTGCTGCACCGACTCAAACTACTGTACAAAACACAAACATTCCTGAGTATTTACGTCCTTATGCTGAAACAATGCTTGGCGCTACTCAGCAACAGTTATTTAATACACAACAAAACCCAGACGGCACAACTCAGATTACTGGCACTAAACCTTATGTGCCTTACAGCGAAAATGCGCAAGACTACGTAGCTAGCTTTAGTCCGTTGCAACAACAAGCAATGAATACTACAGCTAATCTGCAAGCACCACAACAATATCAAGATGCGTCTCAAATGGCGGCTATGAGCGGTGTAGGGGCATTACAAGCTGGACGTAACTATGCCATGCAAGCAACAAACCCGTACGTAACACAGGCGTACATGAACCCGTATTTGCAAGCATCATTAAATCCGCAGCTTGCAGAAATTCAAAGACAGTACGACATTACTGGTACACAAGAAATGAGTAACGCTACTAAGTCCGGTGCTTTTGGCGGTTCTCGTGAAGCGTTGATGGCTGCTGAAAATCAACGTAATAAAAATATGGCTATGAACCAAGCTATTGGTACCGGCTATAACAACGCATTCCAACAAGCACAGCAAGCTCAACAGTTTGGCGCTAACTTGGGTTTACAAGGTTTGGGTCAAGGTGCTAGCGCCGCTAATACATTAGGTTCACTAGGCGGTCAACAACTGGCGGCTCAACAAGGTATTGCGCAAGCACAAATGCAAGCCGGTACCGCTGAACAACAACAGCAGCAAAATATTATTAATCAAGCAGTTCAAAACTACGCTACGGCGCAGCAATACCCACAGCAACAGTTATCGTTTATGAACGCCATGTTGCGTGGATTGCCAACTCAGTCTACAACAACACAAAACTATCAAGCTGCTCCAAGCGCATTAAACCAAATGACTGGTTTAGGCATTGCCGGTTTGGGTGCATACAAAGCGTTTAGTTAAGGAACAACTATGGGAATGAATCTAGAACAGATGTACAAGCTGGCGCTTAATCCAAAGCTATATCCAGACGACAGGTTGTTAAGAATTATGCAGGGGCACGATACTTCTTTGCCTATGGCTGTTGCTATGTCCGCTAAACAAATGCGAGATAAAGAAGCTACGGCAGCTAAAGGAGCGCAAGCTAAAGCACAAGGTGCTCAGCCTAGCGTAAGAGATAGAATGGTTGCTCAAGCGCAGCCACAAATGGCTGGTTTAGATCAGTTGCCTGCTCCTACAATGGAAGGCATGGGCGAACCTGCTATGGGCGCTGGCGGCGGTTTGGTATCTTTTGCTACAGGCGGTTTTAATTCTGAAGATGATGACGAAGATGCAGAGCAAAATGATCACGATGAATTAGAAGCTATGGCTGCACGCTATGGCGACTTGGGTGGTTTGGGCGCTGGCATTATGGCTGTAGCAAACCCTGCCGTTGCTAAATATAGTTCATTTAGTGTAAAAACTCCAAGCGGTGTTAAAGATACCGGCGTTAAAGATATTCTTTCAAACGCTGCAGAAAAACATAACTTACCTACAGATTTGTTGGCTCGTATAGCCCATTCTGAAAGCGGTGGTAGAGCGGACATTAAAAATCCACATAGTACTGCTAAAGGTCTTTTTCAATTTACAGATAGAACTTGGAAAGGCATGGGCGGTAAAGAAGGTGAACAGTTTAATCCTGAAAAAAATGCTGATTTAGGTGCGGCGTATTTGCGTCAAAACGCAGAAGGACTTAAAAAATCTCTTGGACGTGACCCAACATACGGCGAAGTATACGGTGCGCATCATTTTGGTTTGGCGGGAATTAAAAACATGTTAAATAAAAAACATGATACGCCTATTGACCGTGTTGTATCTCGCCAAGTAATAGCAAGTAACCCATATTTAAAAGGTAAAACTGTTGGCGACACTCTATCGTTTCTTAATTCTAAAGCCGGTACGGGTGTTGTTTCTTTGGCGCACGGCGGCATTGTTGGCCTTAAAGGCGGTAGTAAAGACCCTATTCAAATGGATGAAGAAGGCTACTATCTTCCACCAACAGAAGCAGAAGATACGGAAATGGGTCGTGATATACAGCTTTTAAAAACTAGAGGAAAAAATCTTAAAGTAGATATTGGTAAAACTGCAAGAGATATTGGTTCTGGCATAACAGGGTATTTTAGCAAATCTGCTCCGGATACATACAATACGCCAATACCCGAGTTAAGAAAACCGATGTCTGCGCCCCCTGCAACAGATTTAACAACGACCGCACCCGGTGCTGGGACAACTCCTCCAGCAGGATTAACAACGCCTACGGCAGCTCCTGTAGACCCATATGCAACTTCACAAAAACGTATTGATGATTACTTAGCTAATTTAGCGCAACAGCGTAAACAAGACCAAGGACTTGGAATGCTATTAAGCGGTTTAACAACCGCCGGTACAGCTGGCCCACTTAGTACGGCTATTAAACAAGGTGCTCAAACAGGTATTGGCTATGTTGGAGATGCGCAAAAAGGGTATAACGCAGCTATGGCGCATGGTTTAGGTGCTCAATCTGCTCTTGATAGAAACCGTATCTATAGCGAACTGTATGGTAGCAAAGGGCAACGGGATTTAGATACTAAGTATTCTGGGCTACTTCAAAAGTATAATGCAACTATTAATAAAGAAATTGCTGATAACCCGCTTTTAAAAATTAACGCAACAAAAGCTGCTGAGCATAGAAAAAAACGTTTGGGAGAAATGACTACTGAAGATCCGGGTTTTCTTGAGTGGTTTAGTTCTAAAGGTGGTAGTTTAGGTCCACAAAGTTTACAATTAGAGAGCGCCCCCGGAAATGTAATTGGGGCAATTAAACCAAAGTAATACCTGCAAACTGCTAGGAAAAATTTATGCCGTATTTACCACTACCCAATGGGTCTTATGTTGAAGTGCCAAAAGGTCTGTCCGATGAAGAGGCGCTTAAGTTAGCAAAAGAACAATTCCCTGAGGGTTTTGAAGATTACGCTAAGCATAAAGAAAAAACTGGCTTACTACCTGCTGTTAAGTCAGGCTTTACATCCGGCGCTGGCTCTGCGTTAGAAGGTCTTGGCAATTTATTTAAAAGCGAAGACGTAGCTAAATACGGTAAAGAGCTTACTCAAGCCGCCGCAGAACAATACGAGCCCACTACTGCAGAAGATATTGGCGTTGCACGACGTCAAGGTATTACGTCTTTATTAGGCACAGGACTTAGCAGATACATTACAGAACCCGTAGGCGGTGCTGTTGGTAGCATTGTTGGTAGATATGGTGCTCCTGTTGCTGCCGCTGGCGCCGCGTCTGTTGCAGCGGGTCCGGGTGCTGTTGTAGCTCCCGCTTTAGCTTTTGCTGCAGCTAACTTCCCAATTCACTTTGGTGAAAACATTACTCGTCAAAAAGAGTTAGGGCAAACCCCTGACTATGGTAAAGCTCTTGTACCAGCAATGGTGCAGACTGCGGTTGATTCTGCTGGTAACGCTATTGTTGGCGGAGCTATGCGTGGCGTAGCTATAAAAACAGCAACTCAAGAAGCAAACTTATTAGCGCCTAAAGTATTAAGTGGCGCAATGAAACCTGAAGAAGCTACCGCACAAATTAGCGGTAAGTTGATGAGCGTGTTAAAAGGCACCACAGAAGCCGCCGGCGCTGGTATTGCATCGGGTGTTGTTACTGAAGCTGGAAGAAGGGCTTCTGCTGGACAAGAAATGTTTAGCAAAGAAGCTTTACATGAATATACTGAATCTGCTAAAGAAATGGGTCTTGTGGCTCCGTTCTTTGGTTTGCTCCATGCGGGGCAGCCTGCTCGTGCTAAGCGTTTAATTGATGAAGCTAGGACTAAAGGCGAAGCTCAGCGTATGGGTATTGCTAGAGAACAGCAAGCTGACAACGCAAAAATTATGGCTGAGCATTATGCTAGCCCCGAAGGAATGCTTGAGTTAAAAGAAGCTCGAGACCCTATCTTGCGTGAAATGAGCGACATTAAAGAAGCACTAAAAGGCAAAGGCTTATCTAAAGACGAAAAAGCTCTTGGTAAAGAAAAACTACAAGAACTGCAAGCACAACTCGATGAAATTAATAATCGTGTAGGCGTTCCAAAAACACTTACAGAAGAAGGTGCAGCGCCAAACACATTAGAAGGTCGTTTAGAAGCTCTACGTCAAAAGCGTGTTGAAGATGAGGCAGCGCAAGAAGAAGTACTAAAGAAAGCTCGTGTTGGTTTAGAACTTGGTGAAGATAAACCTAAAGCATCGGAGTTAAAAGGTCTTTCAGACAACCTAACAGTACGTGAAAGAGAAGCGCAAGCTAAAGAATTAGAAGACATGCGTTCTATGTTGGCTAATTCTATACCTCGTATGAAGAATATGGTTGCCTCAATTGAGCAACAACGTGACGCTGCGCTTGAAAGCGGTGATATGGCAACATACCGCAAACTAGCGGCTGACCACAGCCAAGTTAGTGATGCGTTAGAAGCCGCTAAGAAACAACAAAAGACTTTACCAAAGTCCCCTGAACAAGAACGTACTAGTCTTGAAAAAGAAATAGTACAGTTAAAACGGGATGCGGCTAAATATACTGGTCCAGCATACGATAGCGAAGTTGTAGATAAAATAGCAAACAAAATTGAGGCTGCTCAAAAGCGCCTTAACGAGTTACCAAAAGCTGAACAAGAAGATTTGTTTGCGCCTAAACAAAAAGGCTTAGAGTTTGAAGAAACTCCTGAAGAAAAAGCTTACGCGGCTAAACAAGCAGAGTTAGAAGAGACATTTAAAACTCAGACCCCTGAGTACATTACTCAAAACCTATTAGCCGATTTAAAGAAACAAGCTGACGAACGTGGTCAACCTATGACCGCAGATGTTTTGGAAGAAAATAATCAGCGTATTAGCCGTATTGTTCGTGCTATTAAAGAGGAGCAAGCAAATAAAGATGCGGCAATAGAAGCAAAAGAATGGGATAAAGCTTCTGCAAGCGATTCCGCTTTAACAAAATTAATGGGTCGTTTAGGTCTAGCTAAAGAAAAACAAAACGTTGAACGTCCTGAAGGTCGCCGTGATAAAGCGTTAGAAGAGCAGCAAACAGCTATATCTAATTTGCGTGACGCTATTGAAGATATTAAAACTGGACGTTATTTGGGTGGTGGTAAAGATGTTAAAACCGCTGAATCACTTCGTTCTGGCTTGGAGACTAAAGCTGAGCAAGCTAAGACAGCCTATATTGATGCTGCAATTCGTGACGTAGAAGCTAAACGTGAGGCGTCTAGAACTCGTCCATCTGGTCCACAGATGGAAAAATCATTTAGTAAAGATGAAAAACTTAAGTTGGCTTTTGAATTGCAAGAAACGCTAGACGACGCAATTAAAAACAAAAATTTAGCGGCTGTATTACGCCCGGGCTATGCGCAACAACTTCTTAAAGTAAAAGGCGGTTTTAAACTTCCTAATGAAGAAATTACTGCTTTGCGCAAGTTAGCTGGCAAGTACAACAACATGATGAAAGAAAACAATCTGACTGAGAATTTGAGTCAGCTTGAAAAACAACTTGCGGGTATTAAATACAAATACCTTAAAGGTGAGCGCAATGTAGAAGCCGTTAAGCCTGAGTTTGCGCTAGAAGCTCCGGGTGAGCTTGCGCCTAAATTAAGCGAAGCTGCAGTTAAAGAAGAAATTAAAAACGTGCCAAGTGGTTTTGGTCCTAGAGATGCCGCAAGGCTAAAAGAAGTTCAAACGTCTTTAGAAGACTTTGAAAAAGCTACACCTTCAATGGATGTGGCTAATAAAGTAGCAGAACTTAAAAAAGAAGAAAAAGAACTACGCCAAAAACAAAGCCGTTATATTCAAAGTGAAGAACTTGGCGTATTTGAAACGCCCCGCAAAGACATAGTAGCCGACTTAAAACAAAGACAGGCAGATATTAAAGAGCGCAAAGCTCCAGTTGATGAAGAAACAATTGCTAGCATTGATGATGATATAGCTAGACTTGAAAAACAGTTAACTACAGCTACTGGTGAAGCCGCTAAAGGTATTAAAAAAGATATTGCTCGCCTTGAAGAAGCTAAGATAGATGTAAGTAGTGTTGGTGTACCTGAACAGCGTTTATTGTTTACTAACGACTTATTAGATTCATTGCGTACTGAAAGAGCTACTCCAGCTAATTTTAGACGTTTTGCAAATATTCAAAGACAAAAACTAAATGCTGATAGACAAGTTGTTGTTAACGCTTTAAAACAAGATAAAGATTGGGTAGGAAAGCACGAGCCTGTTATTCGTCAACTAGAAACTGTTAACTTAGCGCTTGAAAATCACAGCATGGATAAAGCACCTCCGCTATATGTAACTGCGGAAGAAGCTCAAAAACAATATGATAGCGCCGTTAAAACACTAGAATCCGTTGAACCCGGCAAAAAGGCTAAAAATTTAATTAATAAAGCTGAAGCCGAAGCCGCAGTCGCCGCCGCTAAAAAAGTTTTAGATCAAGCCGTTAGCGAAAAAGAACGTTTGCCTGCAGCTAAACTTAAGCAATTTGCGGATAAAGCTAAAGCGGAACGTAATGCGTATATTAAACGCTTTGTTAAATTAAACAATGAAAAATACAAACTACTACAACAACTTGGTTTAGATGATCTTAAAGTTTCTAGACCACTAACAGAAGCAGAAGTAGCTAAAGCTAACCGTGAAGCAGTTATAGGCATGGAAATTACAGCTTTAGAAGACACAATTAAAACTACAAAAGCAATTTCTGAATCTCGCAGCAACGCATTGCGTAAAATGTTTACAGAACCTATTGAATCTAGGATGCTTGAAAATATTGCAGAGCTTAAGTTAAATAAAGAATACCACGAAGCTATGGCTAAATGGTATAAAACAAATAAAAACACAAAAGAACGCAAATTTTCTACTGCTTATGCTGACTACGCTAAAAAAATAGGGCTGGATATTGAAGCTGCCGAAGCGGATTTAGGCAAAGTGCGTTCGTGGGAAACAAACTTATTTCTTGATGAAGCAAACAAAAACGATAAATACGCAAAACATGTTGACGCAATAGTAAACAACGATCCGTATGTTAAACAAACCCGTGCACGCATTAAAACTTTGCTTGCTAGGGGTGAAACTGTCCCCGAGTTTTTTAACGCTAAAGTAGACGATTTAACTCGTGCTACAGCTAAAGCGGATATTGATTTACAAAAACGTATTGCGGACAGGCGTATTAAAGAACAGAAAAATTTAGAAGCCGCTGAAGAAATGCCTAAAATGGTGGCAACTGCGGTTCCTATTAGAACACGTATTGGTTATCTTGAGAAACAACGTGTTATTGGCACAAGAGTTGCTAAAAATGAAAAAGCGCTTGCAAAGTTATCGCCTGAATTAGCTTCATATAAAGTTTTAGAAGATAAAATACAAAAAGATAAAGAAGCGTTAGCTCGAGTTAGGGCGCTTATTGTAAAAGGTGTTGAAAAAGAAACGCCATTAACCGCAACACAAAGAGCCGCACAAGCTAAAGAAAAAACACTTACTGCGGCTCAAGAAAGTGCCGCTGATAGATACAACGCAAGACAACGTGTAAAACAAGGGTTAGTTGTTCCAAAAGAAGTAACTGATAAAGCGCAACAAAAAGCCGTTCGTACAGCCATAGTTCTTGGCGATCGCCCCGGTAGAATGGAACGTAAAAAGCCATTAAAAACGGGTACAAAAAAAGATGAAGCAGCTTTTGATGAAGCAGTAAAAGCCAATACAAAAAAAGTTGAAGCTGATTTTACTGAAGCGCTAAAAGCTGAAAAAGAAATTGTATCTGAGTACGACGCTAGCATTGGGTTTAACTATAAGATTGATACCGATGATTTTGGTAACGTGTTCCGCCTAGGCTCAAAAGAAAAAAGCAATGTAAATCTTAAAGAAACAAAACGGCTTGCTGAAGACTTTAAAGCTAAGTTGCCTGAGGGTGTTAAATTTGAGTACGCTGATACTGCAGTAGAGTTGCCTGACTATGTTCGTCGTCAAATTTCTAAAGAAGAAGCGGACACGATGAAAGGCGTTGTGCTTAAAGATGGCACGATTGCAGTAGTTGGTGACAAGCATGTAGACATGCTAGATTTTGAGAAAACGTTAGCCCACGAAGCTGTTGGTCACTATGGTGTAGATCGTTTGCTTGGCTTAGAAGGCTTAGCTAAATTAGCAGAGCGCATTGAAGCGCAACCCGGCGGGTTTATTCGTATGTCCAGAGAAATGGGCGTGCTTAATGACGTGGTGGCGGCTATTAAAGATGCTAGAAAAAGCGAGCCTAACTTAACACCAAAACAAGAAATGATGGTGGGTGTGCGTGAAATGATTGCGCACTTTGAAGAACAACGTTTAGATAACAGAACTTTTTTGCAAAATGCAAAACGTTTTATTAAGACTTTGTTAGGTCAATTTAGAGAGTGGCTGCGCAAAAACAATTTAATAGAATTGAGCGAAGTTAAAGACGGCGATTTGCTGTATTTACTCAAACAATCTAGAGAAGCAATGAGCGGTAAAGGTGGGTTACGTACTGGAGATATTGGTTTAGAAGCTGCTTTCCGTAAATCTGCGCCAACAGATAAGAGTGACCCCCGTTATATTTTGTCTGAAGCGTTAGTGGCTAAACCAAAAACTTTAGTAGAAAAAGCCCAAGGCAACTTAATTGCTTTTAATACGCAGTTTGTTGACCGCTTAGCCCCGTTAAAAGAAATCTTTAGGCGTGAGGGTGAGAAGGGTCCAGTTTTACAGATGATGTACAACTTGTTGGCTCATGGTCAACGCACCAATATTACTAGTGAAACAGTAGTAAATGGTGCTCGTACGTTTGCTCGTGACCCTATTACTGGCGAGATGACAATTCAAGCTTCCGGTGGTCCGGGCATGAAAAACGTATTGCAAGAATTACTGCAATCAAACGCTGGTAATCCACAAGCGCTTAACGAAATGTTTACTGCCTATGCTGCGGCTAAACGTGCTAAGAATGTTGGGTTTGAAAAGCTAGTTCGTGATGGTGAGATTAACGGCGCTAAAATTACTAGAGATATGTTGGCTGCCGCTGAAAAAGCTGGCGATGCTGACCCTGCGTTTGTTAAAGCGTTTGAAACCTATCAGAAATATAACCACGGTTTAGTAGATATGTTGGCTGACTCAGGTACTATTTCTAAAGAACAAGCCGCTAGATTTAAAGCTAAAAACTATATTCCGTATTATCGTTCTCGTGGCGGCAACGTAGATTTAGTTATTGGTAACGAAGCGCCTATCCGTATTGGCGCATTGAAAGACCAGCCATATTTGCATGAGTTAGTTGGCGACCAAGAAAAAATTCAAGACTTCTTTAAGTCTTCTGTTGTTAATACCAACATGATTGTTGAAATGGCGTTGCGAAACAATGCAACAGCTAGCGTAGCTAACACATTAAAAGGTCTTGGAATTGCAGACGTTTATAAAGGTAATGGGCCAGCTTCTACTGATGTTATTCGTTTTAAATCTAATGGCAAAGATTACCATGCGGTAATTGATACATCTAAAAATGCGGCGTTTAACGATATTAGCCCACAGCTTTTAGTAAAAGGTTTAGAAGGTATACCAACACAGCTTCCGGGTATTGTGAAATTGATGGGCGTGCCGGCTAACTGGCTACGTAAAGGCGTTACACGCAACCCATTTTATGCGTATAAACAGTTAATTCGTGACCCGATGTCCGCTTGGTTAACATCAGGTGCTAATTTTATACCTATGTTAGATGCGCTAAAAGAAGTTAACAAGTCAGTACAAGGCCGATCTACAACAGCTAAGCGTCTACAAGAAGCTGGTATTTTGGGTGGGGAAGTTTACACAGGACGTGCGGAAGATTTAAATCAGATTGTTACCCGTTTAGAATCAGGCAAGATCAATCTGACTAGCGCAATGGCGTTTATGGATAAGATGGCGTCTGAAGCTGACGCTTCTACTCGTTCTGTTTTGTATGACAACTATCGTAAGCAAGGCTTGACCGATATGCAAGCGCAGATTGCCACGATGGAGTCCATGAACTTTAATACTCGTGGTGCATCGCCTTCTATGCACTGGATTAACACAATGGTGCCGTTTTTTAATTCAGCAATTCAAGGCTATAACGTAATGTATAAAGCCTTTACAGGCAAAATGCCGTTTGCCAAAAAATTAGAACTGCAAAACAAATTGATTAAGCGTGGTTCGTTGATTGCGGGTATGTCGGTTCTGTATGCAATTGCACAACAAGACAACCCAGCGTATCAAAATGCTACGCCTGATCAGAAGTATATGAATTGGATTATTCCCGGAATGGGCAAAGAAGGTAAAGAAGGCTTTAGATTGCCTATACCATTTGAAGCAGGCTACATATTTAAAGCGTTGCCTGAAGCCTTGGTTAACATGGCTTATAAAGATGATAAAGCTAGAGAAGGTTTAGATGCCATTAGCACAGTTCTACAAGCAACTAACCCATTAGGCGTACCAACAGCTATTAAAGCGCCGATTGAAATTGCAATGAATCGTTCGTTATATACACAGCGTGATATTGAAAGCAAGCGTTTGTTAGCTATGGAACCCGGTCAGCGTGCTTACGATACTACTAGTGAGCCGGCTAAACAACTCGGCGCTTTGTTAGGAATTAGTCCTGTACAGATAGATTACTTAGCTAGAAACTATTTTGGGGGTATGTACACTACCATTGTGTCGTTAATTAATCCAGCGATTATGGATAGTGCTCAGGTTAAGCCTGAAGGAACGCTTGCTGATTTGCCTGTGTTTGGGCAAATGTTCCAGCCTGAAGATGCTGGCGGTATATCGCAGCGTGCATATCAAGTTATGGAGAAGGCGTCTCGTAAATCTGAGACATATAAGCACCTAACAGAAATAGGCGATGAGAAAAAAGCTGAGGCTTACGCTAAAGAGAACGAAGCTGAAATTGGAATGGGGCAATCTGCCGCTAGTATGAGAGCGCAATTGGACCAGCTATCTAACGCAATTCGTACGGTTAAAGAACGCCGTCTGCCTGCTGGAATGACACCAGCCGAGTTTGCGGCACAAAAGCGTCAACAATTAACTGAGTTACAGCAAGCTAGAGCGCAGTTGGCTAAAGACTTTACTGCCAGCCTCGCCGAAATAAAACGCCAATCTTCCCGTTAACAATGCCAAACTCGGCTTTGCCTTTGATGTGATGGTGTACGGCGGCTTTAAGCCCTTCCTCTCGAACTTGGGCTAGCTTTAAAGTAGGAACGAAGAACGCCCCTTTTGGGGGCGTCGTCTGCCAAGGATAATGCACTCTAAGTTTCCTGCTCATCCGATGCGTCTACTCTGCGACTTATTTTCATTACGTTGACACGCATACTAGGACCCTTGGTTTTAAACAATAGGTTCTTTTTCTCGTGGTACGAAACCATATAAGCTGGTAGCGCTTCCATTTGTTTCTTAAAATTTGAATAGCCAAAACTCATTGATACGCAGTGCGACCGAAGTTGTTGCTCTTCAATGTAGTAATCAATCCAGCCGGGGGTCATGTTATGGTCTACCCTACCGGCAATCTGCGAGCGTGTAAGTGATTGGTCTACTACCTCGCCGGTTCCAAGCATGGCTTCTGTTGTACCGTTAAAAATTTTAACAATAACAAACTTGCCGTAGTTCTCTCGGGTGTAAGCGTTTAGGATGTCTTCTGCTGTGCGCTGTGACCCAAAGATTATGACCCTTGCCCTATCAACCATGCCCCGAAGGACATCGACAATCGGCCTGACTGGTATATCAATAATGTTGGAATACTTAGAACTAAGAAGAATAGTAGTAGCGACAATACAAGCGTTGCCAGCAGACCAAAAGCGCTCGTCGTTGGTGGATTTAAACTCTTTCTTAAGCGAGTCGTAAGTTTTCTTATAGACATCTTTAACTGTATCCCTGTTCTGTACTACCCAATGTATAAAACGTTCACCTGCTACGCCGTAATTTAGTTTCAATTTATCTAGCGTAGCGGATTCCACTACGTTCCATTCTAATTTAACTGTTGGGCACTCTTCAAGAATACGAAGCATCTCTGCCTGTGAAGCGTGTTTCCTCATACCGCCAAGGTAATCGTAGACGTGGGTATTAGAACTAAGCAAAGCGATTGATTTCCAGTCCAGTACGTTAAGCCGTTCCTTGTTAGCGTTACTCTCCATACGCTCCTTGCCCTTACCTTGTGACTGGTCTAGCAAGAATGTAGGCAACCACTCAAAATCTTCACGACTCTTAGCCGTAATCTCGTCAGAGATCAAAGGCAAACTACCTAGCAAACCCTGACGTTGTTGCAGAGCAACCGCCGATGTAGCTTGTCCTACCCTGTATTTCTCAGGCTCACCAAAGAAGCTTTCAGCAAGCGCTAGCGCTAGTGACTTGCCAGTACCCGATGTATCTGAACCGAGGTGGTATGTCATACCGCTAAAGCCTGTGAACTCCATAAGGATAGAAGCTGGACCCGCTATGCCGATAGTCAGAATGTTCCAAATCTCCCGCTTAACAAACAAGTTCATTACCTCACGCCATTCTTCTATGGAGCCAGCCGACTTACAAGCCTTGTTAATATTTTCAAGTCCGGGTGTTGGTACAAACATTTTCTTGCCGCTAGGCGAGTATATACAACTGCTATATACAAAGGTTTTGTCTTCTTGCCAGCCGTACTTATTAGGAACCTTGATTGCCGCTTTGTTAGCGCTAGCTACTTCTACGCAGGCACGGATGTATTCAAACAAATTCTTATCGTTGCCTGAACCAAAAGCTGCAATGATGTTCTGCGCTGCTAAGGCTTTGACAGTTTCATCTTTACTTACTACAGCCCGTTGTGGAAGCAGAATATCTACTACGCCTTCAGGTCTAAACGCCATTAGGTGAACGCTATGCTCTCCGTTGCGGTTAAGAATGTCCACAACAAATAAGTCATACGGCAATAGCAAAACTTGTTTGCGAGATTTACTGCCATCAGCATCTTCCATGATTTTGTCCATGTAGATACCGCCATGTTCGCCGTAGCTAAATCCTTTTGGTGGTACGGGTCTTGTGACTGCTACTGGCACAGCTTGTGTTTCTATTTCAGCTTCTTCTTTGGCTTGCTCAATCACCAATTCTTTCTCGGTGTTGTCAGTTTTTAATTCTCTCCCCCATACCAGAGGGTTAGTAATTTTACCTAGGTGTGGGCATGAGGTACAAATGCCGGGGTTTATTTCATCTAGCTTTAAGCAAGGACTTGGACCTTTGGTACTGTTCCATTTAGCGTTAATACGATCTTCATCATATGGATGCATTGCGCCTAGTTTTTGCGCCCACTCGTAGCCGTCATCGCATTTCTTAGCCCATGACACTATGTTGAAAAACAAAGGCTCCATGCCATCTTTGCTTGCGTTGGCTTTGTAGTGCTCAAGTTGACCGCATTGTTTTGTTGCGTCTATGTTTTTGAAAAACGTTGAGTTGTTTTCCATTAGCTTGACACT